ATGTAAATGTAACTTCGCGCCCAATTACGCCAATGCCTACGCTCATTGTAAAACCCTCTTTTTTAGGTATAAAAAAAGCCCCAAATGAGGGGCTTAAATGTGTTTAAATTTAATTAAGTGTTAAGATGAAACTCGTACTGTAAAGCGGTAAAAATATCGATTCTCGCCCGTCTTGTATGGGCCTGTTACATGCTCAATTATTGGCGCTGCTATTTCTAAGTCCGAACCGGCTAAGCGCTGGTTAATAGACATGATGTAATCACACGCTAGATTAGCGTCATCAAATAAGGCGTTGTTATCCGCTGGTGCTGCATTAGCTTTACTGAATAGCCAAACCTGCACGCTGTGAACGCGAATAAAGGCGTTAACTGGCCGCCCTTCTTGCCTTGCAACAATTATTTTTGCATCTTTGTTAGTTTTAAACGGCTCTTGTGATTCATCCCACATGATAGCGGGGAGATAAGTAGTCAAAACATTATCTCTAATGTGATTGCGTACTAGGTCAGCCGGTCTACTGGTGGCGCTCATACTTTCATTGCCTGTGCTAACATGCCTTTCATATCGATTTCAGCCGCGCCTTTGGTTATCCAGTTAGGCTCTGCATTTGCATTGTAGCCGCCTGTTTTCTTGCCGGGTGTGCCAGATGGTTTTGGCGTCCAGATTGGTGTTACACCATTAATGCCGTGTAAATATTTTGCATACTCTTGGTAGTAGCCAATCGTTGCCCTAAACCCGCCTTCATGGACGTCTATTTTTACAGATCGACTATTAATCAATGCAGATGTATCAATAGGCACGTAAAAATCAGCTCTCGCCCCTACAGCGTAAGCGACTATCTCAAGCGCTTTAGGTAGCTGTTGCGTACTTATTTCGAATAGCTTTGCATCAACTGCCTTTGCAACATCGGTGGGAGATTTACCGGATTTAAAAGGCATAATTAACCCGTGTACACATTAAAATCTTTGCTACCGCGAAGCGTTGAGCCTGTAGCTGTTTTTTTGACGGTTTCAGCACCTTCAACGGGCGTTAAATCATAAAACTCACCTTGAGCAACACGATCGCCAATAGCAATATCAATTTCTTTGCATCGATAGGTAGTCAAAGGCTGAAACTCGCCGCCCTCTCTATCTCGCTGGACACTGCCGCCGGTCATAAAGTTGCAAGGGTAGTGGATAGGTTCGCCCCATGCGCTTGCGTAAGGCGCTTCAGCGTTATAAGGCGTCTCACGCCACCGTGTAACCGTATCCTTTAGAAAACGACCACGAACGCGACTCATTAAACTGCGCCCGCAAACCGTCGAGGCTTATCGAATAGCGCTGATATACAATCGAAACCCGCTAACGTTTTAGCCATCATGCCGAATGTTGTAGAGTCAAACCCCATGCCCGTTGGCACAGCATAAGAAGCGCTAGCCCCGTCCATATCAGTCTCAGATTTAACTTGCCCCCCTTCGCTTGCTGTGACGAGGTGCGCAACACAGAACAGTTTGAGGCCTTTTATTTGGTCATCTGTCAAACCCTGCGTATTTAAGCAAGCGTCAGCAGCATCTACCATTTTAATAAAAATCATTATGGCTGAAGGGTCTAAGTTAGTTTGCGTCAAATTAATAACGTCAAAAACATCTATAGTCGCCATGGATTACCCTTTAATATTTCAATAAAAAAGCCCCTAAAAAAGGGGCTTCTGATTAGCTTTTACGCTATTACTTTTTTGCTGTTGCTAGCTTTTTGACTTCAGGCGCTTTGTAAGGCTTGAGCATGGCGCTTTGACGCGGAGTCAAATCACCTTCCAGCTCGACTACATCGCCTTTTTTGCCCCAAGAGCAATGAGCAAGAGCTACAACATATTGCTTAGGCCCAGATTCTTCAGCCGCTGCTTTAGCTTCTGCTTCAGCCGCTGCTTTAGCTTCTGCTTCTTTAGATTTATCAGTTTGATTGCTCATAATTTACCCTTACTCAGACGCGAATTGAACAGCAGTGCCGCCGTTAGCAAAATCACGTTTGATGTTTAAACCCATTGCAGACACAGTATCGAATGCAAACGGGCTGTTGTAGTTAGGACGTGCTAAAGCGATAGTTGAAACACCCATGCCCACAAGTGGCTGGATATATTCAGAGCTAAGCACCATGGATAAAATCTCGTTACCACTTAATGTAGAAGTGGCAACAATCTCAGACACAGTAGGAATACCAAGCAAGCGCTGCATGATAGTGTTGTCACCTTTTGCAGTGCTGTAGTCGCGGGTAAAGTTCCAGTAAACCTCATTAGATACAAACCACACAGCAGGCGCGTTGATTTTCTGAGTCACAAAGCGTCTTTCTGCTAATGCAGTGAACGCGGCCACGACAGCGCTGCCTAATTGCGCTTTATCAGTGTAATCAAAAGCAAAACCACCTGAACCGATGTCAACTTGATCCACACGAGCATCACCACGGAAACCAGACCAACCATAAGTTTTATAGGTGGCTGTAGTGCCGTCCATGATGTAGCTAATCAAGCCTTTACGGTGTGTGCGCAAAGATTCAGACTGTTTAACCATTGCATCGTCAAAGCCATCTAGTGACATTTGATTTTCTTCACGCCAAGACGTACTAAAACCGTTTTGGTGTACAGGAACTAATGTGCCGTCCAAGTCATAGTCAACTTTATCGTGAATTACGCCGATTTCGCCAGACATTGAAGTTTGAAATCCACCCATGCCAGAGGCGCGAGCTTGTTCACTTACCATGCGGCCAATTGGCAAAGAGCGTGCAAGGGGTAACAAGCGATTAAGCAGGTTATCACCTTCGTCTAAGTGAAACTGGCGAATAGTGGTAGAGTCAAAGTCTTTGTATAGATCGGTAGGGCTTGATCCAACGTTTGCAAACAATGCAGGGTTAAGCGCATGACGAGCATCAGAACGATGACGGTTAACGGCTTGGTATTGCATGTTCATGTTGCGCAAGTTGCTTGCATCGCCCCTTGCTAAAGCTTGGTTAAATATTAGCATGGGTTATGCTCCTTTTACTTTAACAAGCGTGACTGACGCGCCTGTGTTAATGATTTCATCACTGTAAGCAATGATCTTGTCTGCGCCAGTAGCAGCCGCGATTTTAAGCACACCGGCACCGTTTGATGCAAGGCCAACACCTTTAGAAGTGATGTTAGATGATGCAGCAACTAATACGTTAGCTGTGCAGTCTTGTGGTAATTTACGGAAGATGACGTTTTCACCGATTGCATAGCTCGTATCAACATCGCCAGCGCCTAAGATGTCATAGTCAGCAAACAAGGCTTGCTTACCAAACACAGTAGAAGCGTCATTTGACTCTGCTACGCCTGTAGCTGATTGCTCAACTAAAGCACCAGGGCGAACGGCTGCGGTTGCTGCGGCTTCGTGTACAACGGGCGCAACGGCATCAGTAAAGATTTTTCTTTTTCCATCAGTAGCCATGATTACTTCACCTCTACGTTAGGCATTTCAAGCGAGGCAAGTTCATTGCCAGCGTTTGGTTTAAATGCGGAATTAAAATGGTAAGCGGGTAGCTCTTTTTTAGCTGCCAACTTCTGCAATGTGTTAACGCTCATTGCTTTTAGTTCAGTTTCTTCAAAGTCACCTTTCAATGATTCGATCAACTGGTCTTTTTCAGCATCGGCTTGTGCGTTCTGCTTGGCTTCAATAGCGTTTAACTTTTCAGTTAATGGGCTGATTGCATTGGCTACGATTGCAGCAAAATCAGGAGTTTCAACAACTTCTGTTTTGATTTCGGTCGCTTTGTTGGCGGCCAACTGTTTGTTTAGTGCTTCGGTCACTTGTGCTTCAGTCGCATTATCTGCGATTGTTACACCGTTGGCCCTAAGCGACTTTATTAGGTCTTCTAATTTCATCTCTTTACCTTTTTCGTCAGAGTTACGGCCACCATGACCGATTTCATTTTCAGCGTTACCGCCAATATTGGAGACAAACTCGATTAGCTTGCTCCAAATTCCTTTTTTATCGTTTTTAATCGCTTTGATAACGTCTTCAGGGTTTATCAGTTGCCCTTCTTCGTCACATACAAAGCGATTGACGACCAATTTTTTATTCTTGTTTACCATCATGCCAACACCTTCTTTTGGTGTGGCTGCGCCTTCTTCGTCTAGCAATATGGCATCGTGGTCAAACTCCATATTCTGAGCGACCCACGAATATTCCTGATTGTTGATCATGCCTTGCTTTTCGTTAATTTCTAAAAAGACACCTACGCTTGTGTGAATGGGTTGATCTGATTCACCGCTTAAAAGCTTATTAACCCGGTCAATAAGTTTCTTGCCGATTTCTGATTGCATGGCAACGCGCTCATTAATGCGCTTTTCAACATAAATACGGTTATCTTTGCGCTGAACGTTTGTGTTCCATACTCCAGCGTGGAAACGGTCAATGCCAATTTCAGAACGGGCAGAAGCAAAATTGCCCTCATCATCTACCGGGTGACCAATAGGCGCTGGTGTCCCCTCAAGCGTTTTAAAGCTATTTTCGATTTCATGCTTAGGATATAAGCCGCCATTCATAACAACGTCATCAGGTAGCGTATAGCTAGGTATAATGATTAAGTTGTCACCATTTGCGGCTGTCTCTCGTCGTATCATCGAGGTATTAACCTGATTTACGACTTGCACAAATCTATGCTCGGCTGCTTGATTGCAGACAAGTTTTTTAATTGATTTCATTTGGATTACTTCCCGTAGTGGGCTATACGTTGACTTTCAAACTTGGGAATTAGGCCACCGTCAAACGGTTTGCCCTCTTTATTTAAAACAACCTCAGTGCTTGAGCAAAGGCAGTTGATACGGTTTGTGCCTTCATCCCACCAAGCTGCTTGGTCTTCTATCGTGTGAATAGTGCCATGGCGTAAACCGTGAGTTTTGCGCGTTGCGTCGAACTTTAAGGCGCTTCTATGTACGATTTGCACATTGATACCTAACTTGTCACGGCTCTGCTTGTTCTGTTCAAGGCGTGCAAGTGAATTACTGCGATTAACTTCTGTGCGTGCTATACGTTCAGCTCTAGCATTGGCAACATGAAAGCGCTTTTTAATCTCTCGCTGTGCTTGTCTTGGTGACTTGCCGCCAGTGATAACGCTTGATATTACTCTCGATATATCATCAATTGTGCTTTGGCTAAACCCTTTCATTTCAGCAAAAGCATTAGTGAATTGAACGTTTAAGCGTTGCTGATAATCGAATGAGTTAATAACCTGTATTGCTTCTAGTTGCTGAAGTAGCGATTCTTCATAACCTGCTTGGCCTGCTAACAATTGTACTCGCATTGCTGAGGTGATCGAGCCTTTGCGGTAACTATCCTCAATGTAAGAGCTAAAGAAGTTGTCACGCTCATTACCGCTTGTTTGCAACCAGCGATTGATTATTCTTTCAATCTCAATGTTTGCTTGTTTGCGGCCAAATGAGTCAATAAGCCATTCATAAACGGTTTTATTAACTTGAATTGCATCAGGAATAACTTTTGCTCTTGTTTGAATAGCGTTAATCAGTGCAATAACTTCTTGCTGTGCGCCATATAAACGCTTTTTAAACTCGGTGTTTGCCTTGCGTCTAATGCCTGCTGTTTGTGCAGGGTCAAGGCTAACTGATGACATTATCTAACTCTAAATCTTCTTCTGGTTCGTCTAGCTCAGAGTCATCTAATTCAGAATCATTTAAATCTTCGTCTGGCTGGTGTCCAAATTCTTCACGTATTTCATTAGGCTTGAATGGGGCATCTTGTCCGGTCGTTATGGCATCTTTGTTGATCATAGACATAGCTTTGGCTAATTCTGCTTTTTGCAATGCGCCTGGTGCTGTTAAGTCATCCCATTCAACATGTACGTCATCAGGTATTTTTAAATTTGTATGCTCGCCAAACCACGCCAGAACATCATTGATAAAATCACTAATTTCGTTTTCTCTACGCGACTGCAACAAGCGCATAAAGTGGCCTGTGTCTTCATCGCCTGCCTTAACGCCTGTCTGTGAGCCGAATAATATTTTAGAAGGAATGCCACTACCTGCAGCAATCGACTTTTCAAGAATAGCTACGAACCCATCAGGATTAGGCATTGAAGTATCAAGGCTTTTAAGGTTCCACCCGCCGGTGTAGGGCATCGTGTCGAAGCCAGCGAACATATCCGTTAACATGTCCGTTAGGGCGTCGAGTTCTTCTGTTTTTGGTGCATTAGCTGCGCTTTCTTTTGACGCCTCTAACACAAATTTTTGAGCTGCAGCACGCCAGAAACCCTCACCACCTGAGCCTTTCACTTTATCCCAATCAATTAGATCGTTAAATATCGCTTCTAGACTTGGGATGCCGTATATAGTGCCATCGTCAGCACCCTCGGCAAACGTAGTGACACGGGTCCAGTGTATTTGACCCGATCTATTTTGACGCTCTGAACGGCTGCCTGTTCCAGACTCTTGCAAACTATACATGACAGGTTGTCCGTATCGGTGGCTTTTCTGATCTTCTTCAACTGTTGAGACTTGTAACTGGTCTTCAAATACGGGCTTTACATCGATAATGCGGTTTATATTAACCTTAGCAAGCGGCTTATCCATCGTTAAACCATCAGCTACGGTCCAAACCAAAGCGCTATAACGGCCCACACGTTGACGCAAATCAGCGCCTTTTATGCGTTGCCATAACTTCAAGCGCTTAACTGTGCGTTTAAATTCTTTCTCGAATGCAGTTTCGTCGTGCTTTTCGTCAGACTCTTTTACACATGGTTTAGTCAACCAGCAAAGTTTAACAGGTAATCCAACTACCTGAGCCGCTACCGCATTTCTGCGCCACATATTCCAGTGCATGAAAAAGGTAAGCTCACTCGGCCACCCGTAATCATTCCACGCTTTATTGTGCTTAGTATCGGCTTGATAATCGCCACCAGTGAAGACAGAGCCATTGCGGGTAATCTGTCTAGCATTATTCATAAGCGTGTAAGCTTTGTTCATCAATGCTAGTTGATTGGCTTTAAGATGTGGCTTCAATGGTTTACCTGTTTAGATTATTAGCCTGTTAAATTGGCATAGATGTATTTAAGGCGTTGTAAGTAATTCGCCGGGTTAACTTGCCAAAGCATGTCAACTGAATCAGGTCTAGATTTTACGTCAAAGATTTGATCGCCCATGTACTTAACGCGCCCTTTGAATTCGATTTTATTTAATCTTATTACTGAAAACGCATTCTCATTAAAGAAGCATAGAAAGATAAAATCAGATCCATTTCTTACGTAATCAACCCAAATAGATCGATCCGTCATCACATTACCTAATTCGTAATTTCTTTCGTTACTTTCTTTTATTGACTGACTAAGTTCAAAGTCATACGGCTGTGATTCAATCTGACTGTTTGCTTCTTTTAAAGTCAACTCAGTATCAACAAGCCGAGTATTGGCAATCGTGAAATCATTATTTTCATAGCTTGAAAGCGTATCTAAACACGCATCTAAAGCCGTTGTATTGAGCAACCTTTCATTATCAATACTAAATAAATAAACGTGAAACGCTGCGGCAATTAGCGCAACAACTGCAATTAACTTTTTCATATCAGAGCATCCTTTTTACCAGGCCTTATTACCTGGTTGATTGGATACTATTTTATAAATCCGTTAGTAACAAGGCTCTAACGCCTGCGCGTGCCAAACACCATACCAACAGCGTCTTTATAATTGCGATAAGCCATGATAAAAGCATCTGCCAAGTTGGGAGACTTAACATCACGCTTTTTAAGGTCTTCTTTACTCTCAACCTTAACTTTGCCGTTTTTGTCATAATCTCTGAACGGTGTAGCTAATTCGGTTTTAAGCTGATCTAAATGATTGCATTTGCTTGATATACTAATAATGTAATCAGGGTCGCATTCTTCACCCTTCACAACACAGTTGTAAGTGGCTTTCATGCGGTCAGCTATGCCCCACCATTCTTGAGCTTTGATGTTTGCAAAGTGGTCTTTGTTTAATACTTCAGTGTCTGCATAACGTTGCAGCGGGTTTTCAATGGCCCCGCCAGCGTTAAAAATTTGGTATTTTACGTATTGCGTTTGTTCGTGTGCGCCTTCGCCGTATTTGTCTTTATTGATTTCTTTAAACTTTGAGCCACAACCTGCACCAACACCGATAGAATCATAAGTGATAACAGAGCCAGTACTATCAGCCAGAGAATAGACACGCTTACACGATGTAAGAAGCTCATCTTCTAGGCCTTTCCACTTATCCGCATTAATTGTCAAAATGCCGTGTGTTTGCACTGTGGCGTTTTCATCAGCACCAGAGTCAGCAACATCATAGCCGATACGCTTTTGACCGCTTACCTCAATACCAAGCTTTTCATGGGCATCAATACA